TTATTTTTTAACTGATCAATCAACTTATGATGATCAAAATAAAAAAGCAGACGCAGTGTTTGATATAGAAAACGATAAGTTTATTAAAAGACCAGACGACTTTACTTTTGATACAAACTTATATGTAAAAGAATTTGAAAGAAAAGTACAAGAGTTAGATGTAATTAAAGGTGAATTAAAAAGAGATATAATAGATTACAATGAATTAGTTGAATTACAACCAGATGATATCTTAAACTTACAAGACAAAATTAATACAAAGTTAGAAGAAATAGAAGATAGTATTTCAGATGTAATAAAGATAGGTGATGGTGTTGACGCAGAAAGAAGATCAGCATTTAATAGTGATATGACACCAGACCAAATAAGAAAGTATGGTATTAAAAATAGATTACCTAAAAATGTTATCTATAAAATGTTAGAGAAATACCACTATTTAAAATTCTATAAAAAATGTAAACAAATTTTAGATGATGGTAAAGTTACAGACGATGAGATAAAAAGTTTGACTAACGAACAAATAGATGAAATGAATTTAGAATCTATTGCTTCAGCATGGAACGACATGATTAGAAGAACATTTAAGGCACCTCAAATGAAAAGAGGTGTACAACTATATTTAAAATATTTAAGACAAGGTATGAAAGACGCTAAGAACAAGGCGGCTCAACATGCTGGTATAGACTATAACGAATTTGGTAAGGCAGTTAGAGACGCTGGTTTACCTGAAGAAGTAAACGAAGAAATAAGAAGACCAAGAAAATCAGTTGCATTTACTTTTGGTAGATTTAATCCACCAACTATAGGACATGAAAAACTTATTAGAAAAGTTAAGTCAGTAAGAGCAAATGATCACAAAATTTATTTGAGTAGAAGTGAAGACAGTAAGAAAAATCCATTATCGCCAAGTCAAAAACTAGCGTATATGAAAAAGATGTTTCCTTCTCACGCAAGAAATATAGAGATTAATAAAACTAATATGATATTAGATATAGCTACTACTTTACATAATAAAGGTTATACAGAGGTGTTTATGGTAGTAGGCAGTGACAGAGTAAGTGAATTTACAACCATATTAAACAAATACAACGATGTAAAATCAAGACATGGTTACTATAACTTTGACAACATCAATGTATTATCAGCAGGTGAAAGAGATCCAGACGCAGAGGGAGCTTCAGGTATGAGTGCAAGTAAGATGAGAGCTGCAGCTGCCAAAGACGATATAGGTTCTTTTAAGAGAGGTTTACCTAGTGGTGTAAACGCTGCTGATCTAATGAAAGATGTTAGAAAAGGTATGAGATTAGAAAATTTAGTTGATCAACCATCTACAAAAATGTTAACTATGGAACAATTTGATCAACAACAAATAAGAGACTTATATTTGAGAGATATGATATTTAATATCGGAGAAAAGGTAGACTATACCAAACAAGATATAAAAGGAACAGTTAAAAGAAAAGGTACAAACTATATTGTACTAGAAGATAACAATAATAATTTACACAAAGCCTGGATATGGGATTGTATACCAATCGCCAGTGATAAAGAGGTTGCAATTAGAGAACATAATTTAAATGTAGACTATGGCTTTAAGGCTGTATCTGAAAAGAAATATAATAAGATATTTGCCGACTTAAAGAAAGAAATTACGATGAAATTAGAGAAAGAAGCACATGAAATAGGCGCCGATTACGCCAATCATACTAAAGAAGTAACACCTGGTGAGGCTCCAGAAGCTAAACCAGTTGACGCAAAAAAGAGAGGGTGGCCTACACAAGGTTACAAAGAGATCAAGACAGAGGAAATATCTGAAAAAGATGTAAATAATTGGGCAAGTGAAGCAGATACAATAGATAAATATAAACAAAGATTTAAGGAGGAGTGGAAAATCAAGTTAGATGAGGCTGTGGCTAAAATGATCAGAGACTTGTAATACACCGTACTATGACTAAATACAGAAAAACAATGGCAGAAGCCTGGAACGAGGCGAATTTAATAGAGAGTGGTCTAATGGGAACTATGACCGATACTCAATTAGCAAACATCAAAAAAGTGTGGGCTAAAAAGACTATGAAAGACGTAACACCAAGTGTAAAAAATATGCTTGATAAAATGGATATGCCAACTAAAGTTGCAGTTAAACATGCTGGTATTAATATTCTTTCTAAAATAGTATTAAAAGATGAGGTAGATATGTCAGTTGATGTTTCAGAAACATACACTGTAGTTATCACTAAAAAAGATGGTTCAAAAATGGAACTAGGCAAGTATAATACTCCTGCTGAGGCACAAAAATATGTTGACATGTATGGTAAAGGTGCTAAGGTTAAAAAAGAAGAACTTCAAGGCCAAAAAGAAAAGAATAAAGACGAACTAGAAGAAGGCAAAATGTCAGACATTGACGCCATGAAAAAAGATGGTGCCTCTGCTAAAGACATTGCTAAAGCATTAAAGATTTCAGTAGCAACAGTTAAAGACATACTAGGCGAAGACGAACAACAAAACAAAGAAGATTTAGAAGAGTCTTTTAGTCCTGCTATGTTAGCAAAATTAAAAACAGAATTTGGTCCTTTAAAAGGTAAAACTATTACAGCTGCTAGAGCAAAACAGTTGATGAATATTTTAGATAAATTAAAAGATAAAGATTTAGAAACTTTAAAAGGTGCAGGTATACCTTTTGTTTCTGGTGGTGCAATGTCTAAACTTTCAGTAAGAAAAATGAAATTCAAAGTAACTACAATTAATCCTTTCAAAGAAGAAACAACGGAAGAATCTTATACAGTAAAATACGTAGACCCTTTAAATAAAAAAAACTTACGTATGAAACATGCTGATGAAAAAGACGCTCAAGATATGATGGATAGATTAAAAAAAGCAGGCGTTAAAGATATTAAAATTGTAAAAGAAGATTTAGACGAGGCTTCATTTGAAGAAGCATGTTGGGTAGGATATAAACAAGTAGGTATGAAAAACAAAGGTGGTAAACAAGTACCTAATTGTGTACCTGAAGAAAACGATTTAGAGGAAGAAGTATTAGATGAAATGGCTGCTTTAAGAAAAAAAGCAGATAAGTCCGGTATCTCATTTAGTATTCTAAAAAAAGTATTTGATAGAGGCATGGCTGCTTGGAAAGGTGGTCACAGACCAGGTGCAAGTCAGCACCAATGGGCTTATGCTAGAGTAAATTCATTTATCACAAAAGGTAGTGGTACATGGGGTGGTGCAGATAAAGATTTAGCTAAACAAGCAAGAGGTCAAAAAGAAGACCTTGACGCAGTGCCACAAGATAGAGACGTTAAGAAAAAAGATGGTACTCAACCTAAAAAATACTATAAAGGTTTAAGTAAAGATGTTAAAGACGCAAGAGCTTCACACTTTAAGAACAATGATTCTAACAAAGAGGCACCAGGAGATAAAGACGCAAAAACTAAACCATCTATTCACACACAAAAATATAAAAAAATGTATGGCGAGGGTGCAAGAGAATTAGTATTAAAATTCTTAAAACAAAAAATGCAAACTTCCAAGGAGGAAAAATAATGAGTTATTTAAAAAATAAGCCAAACTCTTTAGAAGATATGGCAAAACAAATGCAGATACACACTAATGAATCTGATTACCAAGATAAATTTAAAAAAGAATTAGACAAAGCCGGCAAAGGTATAGGTTCTATGACACCAAAAGAAAAAAAAGATTTCTTTAATAAGATAGACAAAATGCATACGGCAAAAAAAGAAAACGTTAACGAAGAAGTTAATTGGACAGAAGCTGCTGAAGAACAAGAGAAAAGATCAGACGAAGCTAAGTATTATAAAGCTGAAGAAAAATCTGAAATTCCAGCAATTGATAAAGACAATAAACCTGGTGTTAAGATCGCTAAGATTAGAGCAATGAAAAGTGACGACAAAGAAAAGAAAGAGTCAGAGATTGATAAACTTAAAGATCAAAACGCATTATTAAAACAAAAATTAGAAAACGAAAAACACAAGGCAGTTAAGCCAGCACCTAATAAAGATACAGGCGAAGTACCTTTATCTATTGGTATTGCTTACAAACATCTAAAAGATAAGATGAAAACTGAAGCTGCTAAGTATAAAAAAGAACAAAAAAAAGACGAAACTCAAACTAGAGATCAAGAAATGGCAGACCCTAAAGGTAAAACTGACACAGGCCAGCCTAAAACTCCAGTTGAAATGAATCCAAAAATTAATCACTCGTTTTAGGGAGAATATAGATGGCGTGGGTAACAGTACCAGGTACTAGTAACATTTGGCAATATGAAAATACTGCTACAGCCTCTAATACATATTCAGACTCAGCCGCCGGTGCTAACTCAACTATATCAGGTGGAATAAGAACGTATACTAAACCAGGCACCAGTAGTACTGTAAAAACTTATATCAGATGTAGGAAAACAGGAACAACTGTTGAAAGAGGAGAATTATCCAAAACCTACTATGATGGACAATAAGAATACCAGAATATATTGTGACATGGATGGTGTCCTTTGCGACTTTGTAAAGGGTGTTGAGAAACTACATGGTATAACTATTAATAACTGGTCATACGGAAGTAAAACTGAAAAGTGGTCTAAAGTAAAAGCAACGCCTAAATTTTGGCATACACTACCATGGCATACTGGTGGTAGACAACTCTGGTCTTTCATATCAAAGTACAAAGCACATATCTTATCAGCATACGTAGAAGAAAGTTTTGATCCTAATTGTATACCAGGCAAGACACATTGGGCAAGAACAAATTTAGGTATACCAGGTAACAGAATTAATCTCGTTAAACGAGTACAGAAACAAAATTACGCAAGGGTCATGGGCAGTCCTGCCATTCTAATAGATGACTATAAGAAAAATACAGATCAGTTTAAAGCAAGAGGTGGTATAGGCATACACCATACTACAGTAGGTAACACTTTAAGAGAGTTAAGATCGTTAGGTTTCTAACTTATTTCCGTTATAAATAGTGTTAGTTATAACAACAAAGTTAATTAATTAATTAAGGAGAAAAACAATGGCTTTATGGGGAAACGATATTAAACCCAAAAACTTAACCGAAGCTGAGAAGAAGGAAGTATACGCTACTGCTTCAGGCTGGGTTAGAGAAGCGGGTTCAATTCTTTCAGGTAATGATAACACAGCTGCTACACCAGAAGTTTTGGTTGCAGTTGGTCAACTTGCTACTAATATGGGTGCAGGTGATATCACTGAAATAGAATTTATTACGACAGCATTTGATAAATCTGCTGGCGGAACACTACAAGTAAGAGTAAGATTTAATGAAGACGTAACTGTAACAGGTACACCGACATTATCAGTAACAAATGGTAATCAAGGTTCTGGTTCAGGTAGAGGTCCTCACGTATTATCTTATGCTTCAGGATCAAACACTAATGAATTGGTATTCAGTTTAGTTGTAGGAGCTAATAATGCTGCTACTAACGCTGACGATGTACTAACAATTGGTACTAACGCAATGGCACTTAACGGTGGTACAGTAAAAGATAGAGGTACTAATACTAACTCTACTATTACTAACGCTTCATCAATAGGTACAGCGGCTGGTTCTTTAACAGTTGTAGCTTAATAAACAATTTTGAATAAACTAATATTATAATACTAGTAAAATAATAAGGAGAAACAACATGGCAACAGTTAGCAAAATAACTTTTGAAGGTGATACTGGAGATTTCAACAGAGCTCTTGGCGGTACAATAACTGCTCAAGTGGTAATGAGTGAAGACGTAACAGTATCAGGAACGCCTGTTCTTAATCTAACTAATGACAATGCTGGCGAAGGCGATAGCAGAGTACAGTGGTTAGAAATGTCAGCTCATAACGGAAACGAAATGACTTTTTCATACACTCTAGAAGCAGATGATAAAAAATCTGGAGCAGTAGATGACAATATAACAATAGGAGCTAATGCATTAGCATTAAACGGTGGAACTATCAAAAACAGAGCAAGTGGTGATGACGCAACTATAACTCATTCAGCACAAGCTGGTTCAAGATTAGTTACTTGGATCACACCAACGTAATATTATATAAAATTTTATAGGGGTCCTAAAAAGCCCCTATATAATAATAACAATTGATGTAGTCAAATGGCTACAGTAGCATTCCCGAAAGGGTTTTAAAAGGAGAAAAAATGGCAGACAAAAAGGTAACACAATTAACTGATCTAGGCGACGCTCTAGATACAGCAGATTTATTTCATATAATAGATGACCCGAGTGGTACACCTATTAACAAAAAGATTTCAGCTGAAAATGTATTCAATAATATTCCAAGTTGGATTGCATTAAAACAAACAGCACAAACAATAACAGCAAGTGGATCAAGTCAAGCGGCTGATCTAACTTCAGCAGTGACTTTGATTGACGCTACATCGGCAACAGCACCAACAACACTAGCGGCTGCTTCAACAGATGGACAAATTAAAACAATTTTAAATTCGTCTACAGGTGGAACAAATGCAGTGACAATTACACCATCAAACTTTAAACAAGGTACTACAGTTACATTAAACGCTCCAGGTGAGTCAGTAACTATGATTTACAAGTCAAGTTTTTGGTATATAATCGGTGGTGAGGGTTACGTAGTAGCTTAATATATAATATAATAGGAGTATATAATGGTAATTGATGAAAAATTATTACTAGAGGAAAAAGAGAAGTTAACAAAAGAGTTTAATGATCTTGCCTCTAAAATTAAGAGTGTTGAGTTAAACGTAGGTACTATGAAAGCAAATTTAAATGCAATCAATGGTGCTATACAACAAACAGACAATCTTTTAAATAAGGTAAAAGAACAAACAGATGAAAAAATTTAAATCATTCATAAAAGAAGAAGATTTAAAAGACTTTGAGGAAGATTGTTTAGCAGGCAAAAAACCTGTTAAACAACCGACCGAAGAAACAGAAAAAAAGGAAACTAAAGAAGATGAAAACATTTAAGAAGTACTTAAACGAACATGGAATAGGCGTTGGTACACCGGAAGTTAACTCTGTAGAAGATGGTAGCATTGGTGTTCACAATATACATGATCCTGAAGTTTTAAAAAGAGTAAATGCTTTTGTAGGATCAATAGGCGAAAGAGAATACATTAAACCAGGTTTTGCAATTGACGAGCTGAGAACAAAATTATCTAAAATAGGATTAGAAGTTAGTCCTTGTGCTATGGATGGTGACAGCGGAACAGTTAATTGTGAAGTTACTGCTCACGGCGGAAGATTTGGTAAAGATATAGATGGTTCTGATATTAATGATGATGGTATATCACACAAAAAAGAGGGTGGCCTTAAACTAGAGGTTAAGTACGAAACATTAAAAACAGGAACATCAAAAGTCTACGCTAAATTAGTATAGGCTATAATGTTCAAAGAAATAACCAAAGAAAACTGGTTGCTTTTTGCACAGCATAATTATGATAATCCTACTCTAGAAGA